GTTCTAGCAGGAAACTCCTCTCTAACATTTATTCCAAATCTATTTACACTACTTGAATAAAATATACCAGGATTATTGTTTAAAGAAGCGTAAAAATTACTAGTAGTAATAGGAAGTAAACTACCTGTATTAAATACTTGATCATTCCATTTTAATTCTAAACAAGGAGGATAAATAGTATTAGTATCTACTGAATAAAATTGCATTATAGGTTGAACAGCATCATTAGTAACAAATTCAACTGCTTTTTCCCATTTAACTATAAATCCATTGTTTTGTATGTTAGTATAACCCCCAATAGAATTTGAACTAGAATACCATACTTTTACAATATCAGATACATCTACATTCAAATCTTTGGTTGTTCTATAATCAAAACTTTGTGTGGGAGTAAGATTAGTATGATTGGGATCACTAGATCCAGTATACCAAGTTCCACCACCTGTATAACTTCCAGAATAAGATCCAGTTACATATTGGGGAAAACCACTTGGGGTCCAAAAATTTCCTCCATCAAAATTTCGATATCTCCAGCTTACACCATTAGTAGTAAATGGGGAATCTAAATAAGTACCTGATCCATTATTCCAAGAATCAGATACAGCATATACTTCTAAATCAGTTTGTGCTATAACTCCTTGAGCATTAGCTATAAAGCATTTTAAGCTACTAGAAAAATTAGTACCCCCAATTTTGTTATCTATAATATCTTCAATTTCAGATTGATCAAATTGAACTAAAAATCTAAATACTTGTGGCACAAAGTCAAAGTTAACATTTAAATTTCCTATTTCAATAATAGAGTCAATCCCAGTATTCATAGTGGGATAAAAAGAATATATGCTAGCGTCCTTTGAAGGAAATAATTTATATACTGCCATATTTTATATAGTTACTACTTTTCCTTTAATATCAATAGAAGGATATTTTAATTCAAATATAGAAGGATCAAGTGAAGGATATATTACACCATTTTGGGTTGCTGCCGCTATATCATAAGCGTGTTGAGAATATCCTGAATTTATTCCTGCTTTATTTAAAATACTTATTTTATTTATAGTTTGAACTCCTTCAATATTATCTAATAGAACGTTTATATCTCTTAATACTATAGGTTGATTTATTTGCCATTTATTTATATTAAAATAATCTTGTAAAGTAGATATACATCTAAATAATATTTCGTTACTATTATAATTAGGCAAAATTATTATTTCAAAATTACATTCGATATTAATAATAAATGCATCCTTAATTGAAATTGTATCTCCAATCATCCTATATTGATTAATATAGGTTTTTAAATTATTTTTTAATGCTGTAGAGGCATTTACTAAATTACCAACAGAATTAGAGGATAACACATATAAATCTAATGTAGTATTAGCATCATCTGCTTTAGGTTTTTCGGTATATGCTTTTGTTATTACTCCATACTTAGGGGGCATACTTAAAGCTCTAATTAAATAATCATCAGCAGTTACATTTCTTAGCTGAGTTGAGAAATTAGATATTGAATTTTGTCTTATTTCTTCTATACTATCCCCTCCTCTTCCTCCACTAGCTGCATTTTCGTTATTGGATGCTACAGAATTAAAAATAAATTGGGCAGTATTAGAATTTAAGTTATTTTTTATAAATCTAATATTACTAGTATTTAATACCGTTAAATTATTAGCAAGAACATTTGATCTTACTCCTCCACCCGTTAAATATCTTACAGTTAAAGTAGTATTAGAGGGAGCAATTCCATAAGTATTTGTAAATATAAAATTAGTAGGAGAATAAGCGGTTGTTAGTTTATCTTTTTCAAATGGTAAACCTAACCCTACATTTGAAGGATTAGGGATTACATTTTCATCATTATCATTTGGATTTCCGGATCCAAACTGTAATTGTAAAGTAGTAGGATTTAGAAATCTAGTTGTAAATCTACGTTGTACTTGTTTAGTTTGTAAAATATAAGGAGTATCATTACTATTTTGATAGTTATTAGGGTCATTTATATTAGTATTTTTGATACCGTCAAATACTAATTCCTGTGCTAAATGATCAACTTCATACCATATATTACCGTCAGAATCCACGATATCTACTACACCAGCAATATTTGCCCCGTTAATAGTTACTGTGGAAAATTCCACGGGAGATCCAAATGAAAAACTAGTAGTACTAATTGTACCAGATGTAGCTTTACGTGTTTTTTTAAGTAAATAATAAGTTGGTACACTACCAGCTATTTGAGCTACACTTACAACAGTAGGATCTAAAGAACTGGATATAGTAAAATCTATAGAATCTTCAATTATAAATTGAGTTGTTGTTGTTCTTGAAGATACTTGTGTATTAGCACCCACAAATAAAGCATAGTCATAATCAGGAACATAAACACTACCTGATAATTTGGAAGGTACTAATTGGTAAAAATCAATATTTACAGTAGCTAATCCTGTTGCTTTTGGTTTATACCCAAACATGTATGCCAATTCATATAAATTATTAGATTGACGTGCATATTGTAAAAAATTTTCTTGTATTTGATTATCGAGATAAAAAGATAAAACATCACCTACATAAGAGGCCATTTCCATAAACATCACCCCCGGAGAGGATGGAGTAAAGTCTGTATATGTGTTTGGAAAATAGGTTTGTGCGTAATTTAGAAGTTGGGATCTAAATTCGTTAAAATCCTTGTTTATATATTTTATGTCTCTATTTACCGCCATTATGCAAAGTTTATTTGTAATTCATCGTTTATTCCCGTATTTTTAATGCTATACTTGATAATTATATTAATTGTATTGTAATCTTCTTGACCTAATACTTCAATTGAATTTATTACAATAGTAGGAAAATTACTTAATATTTTTTGTTGTATGTCTTCTTTTATAAAACTTAAATTTCCACTATAAATTGTATCAAAAATGTATCTTCTTAATCCCGCCCCAAAAGTAGGATTGGAAGGTCTCTCTCCAGGATTAGTTAGTAAATAATTAATTAAATTATTTTTAATAGCTCTTTTAGTTTGATAATTTAAGGAAAAAACTCCTGGACCATTAAAAGGAATATCTACACCTATAGCTCTATTTTCATTTAAATCATTAGGAAATCGTTGTTGTGGATTAAATGCCATTACTTTTTATTCATTAATGCCATGATCATGTCCATTGGTACTTCTCCTTCAGGTAATCTACCATTAGGTGAAGCAGTATCCATAGAACCATTTAATTGTAAAGGTTTTCCTACTTGAGATGTATTAAATGAAGCCGCAGTTTCACCTAGTATATTTCGGTAGTTTTCTCTAAGTTGTTCTTTTGAAACTGTAGCTGTAGAAGTAGTAGGAAACCACTTCCCACCATCTGAAGTTGAAGGAGTAGAAGTTTGAGTTTCTACAACATGTTTAGGGGAGCGTATAGCTTCAAGTAAAAGATCTTTTAGCTCTTCTTGTATTGCACCCTTTACTTCTTCTCTAATGATTTTTCGTAATATGTCTAATTTCATAATATTAGTATATGTTATAAATATGGTTTTAGAATGCTTTTAAATTATTTGATTGAATATAAAATGCTAGTTCGTTAATTAATATTTGATCACTGGAACTGAATGAAGGTTCTCCTTTAATTAGTACTATACCTTGTGAGTTTTTGCCAATTGCTTGTCTTCTTTTTAAACTACCTACTGCATCTTGATCGACAGTTTGAACCTCTAAAGTAAATCCATTTACTGAATTTGGGGAGACTACTCCTTCTTCACTAGCTTCATTTGATAAATCTATTAACTCTTGAGACAAAGCTTCAGGTTGCACATTAAGTTCAGTAGCACATTCTTGGGTCAATTCATCTAATAATTTTAATAAAACTAATATTGTGACAATAGCAGCTGTTAATAAAACTAAACCATTTACAATTTGTTTATTCAATTCAGTATTGTCACTTTCTAATTCTGTTAATACTTGTTCTACTTCTTGTAGTTTAGCGACTGCACTATATGGAACCCCTACTCCTATCGGTGCACCTAAAGGTAAAGGTAAATTTAAAATAATACTTTTATTAGATTTTAATAAGGCAGCAATAGCCGTAAGGGCTGCAGCTATAGCAGTATTTAAAGTAATTTGTTTAAATATTTGATTTAATTGTCTAACAACTCTATTTCGGCGTTCAGTGTTAGCATTTAAAGTAGAAGCAGAAGGACAAACTTTTTGGTTTCTTTCACTTAATTTAGTAATACCAAAAGTTAATAATAATCCAATAGCTAGTGGAAGTAATCGGGTTTGTATAGTTTCTATACTTTTTAATATTTGTTGTTTTCTAAAAACTAAAACTTTTTCTTTAGGAGCTAAAAGAGTTTCATTTACAGTTTTATATATTGGGTAATATTCTCCTAAATATTCAGGAAGAGCATCATTTGCTGCTTGAGTTAAGTCTACCATGGAAAAAATAGGTAAAACTTCTTTAACTTCTCTTTCTCCTGTTAATAAAGATTGGGGGATAGGAAGATATGATTCTTTAGTATATAAAACATATGCTTCAACTAATAATTTATTATTAAATGGAAGATAGGGTAAACGGTAATTAATTATAAAAGAACCTTCATTATTAGTGTAAATATCTCTTTGTGTAATATTTCCTTCTTCATCTTCTATTCTTTCCCCTGAAATAGGAATTATTCCCCCTGTATTAGGATCTTTAATAGCTATTTGAACTTTAACTCCTTCTAGGGGGAGTTTTGTAAATTGATCATATACTTTACCACTAGTAATGTAAGCCCCAAATTCTGGGATAAATTGACCTACTGTTCCACCTCTATTTCTTCTTTCTTCTGCTCGTTTTTCTCTTTCTTTTCTTCTTTTTTCTATCCGTTTTTCTCTTTCTTCACGGTTTTGAGCTCTTTCGTCTTGACGAGCTGTTTTTCTTTCTTCTCGAGTTTGGGTAGGTTTTTTAGTTGTATCAATTTCATTAGCATTAGATTGTGATTCTAATACTCTAGATTGTATTTCGGATGTAATTTGGTTTTGAAGTGAATTTAAATCAATATTTTCACCTATAATTTTCTTTCCAGCTTCCGAAAAAAGAAATTGTTGGGCTAACTGTAATAATTGTTCTTCTCCCATTTACAAAGTTTTAGAAAATCTAGATAAATAATTTTTATTTTTTATAAGATTAATTATAGTTTTTAATTGACTAGCAGCAGCTGGGGCTCCTCCTTTTAGTGCGGGTTCTGAAATCAAGGCATCGCAAAGTAAATTCATAGTTTCTAATAAAACCTTAAACTGCTTTATAAAACTATCTCCTAATAATAAAGATTCTCCAGCATTAATTCCCCCCAATTTAATTAAATCCCCAGTTAAGGTAACATTTTTTCGGGTACTAATTCCAATGTCTTCAATAGCAGATAACGCTATAACTTTTTTAGAAGATAACAAAATACTATCAATTGTAGAATTTAACAATAATCTTCCTGAATTAAGAATGATTTGATTTTCATTATATGAAGAAGGGAATATGGGGAGTTGTTCTGTAGATATACCTGAATAATTTTTTGTTGATACTTCAATAGGTATTCTTTGGGTAGATGTAAAATAAATAGAAGATAAATCATTATTTATATTTTCTACTGTAGGTAACCATCCTTCATCCGCAGAACTATTAGGTTGACCATTTCTTATAATAATAATAGGATCACCTTCATTTCCGGATGTTGACCAATTATTTTGATATAAGCTGTTAGATTTAACAGTACTACTTAAACGAATACTATTTCCAAATCGTCCTTCAAATATATTATCACCTGTAAAAGGTAAAATAGGATGAATATTAGATTTTTCAATAAATTTACCCCCACTATTATTAATTGAATTTAAATCAATTTCAGTAGAATTATCAACTACTCTCCGTACATTCCCACCCTCTATAGATCTATAATCCTTTTTTTGTGATTCGGGTATAACATCATTTTGCAACAAATTAGGATATGCATTATGATGGGGATGATTCCATAATGATATAGATGTTAAATAATAATAAACTTCATTGGTTGTTAATTTATCTAATGAATTAGTATTAGGCAATTTTATTAAAAATACAATTTCATTCTTTAATGGAAAGGTTTTTATATTAGGTAATAGAGGTTTAGCTATATTTATATTTACATTTCGATTTTCTTCAGGAGAGGAAATTAATTCATATCTAATTGCTCCTATAGAGTTCCATCCCCCTAAAATTTCAAAATTAGGATAAGTTTCATCTAAAATGACATCAATTACACGAGCAGAAACTAACTTACTAGATAAATCATCAATTTTTCTATTTGTGGCATTAATAGAAGAATCTTGAGAATAAGGTTGATTTTGCCCTGAAAATCCAAATTTACTTCCTATCATTTCTTATCTTTATCAGAATTAATTTTTTCTAATTCTTCCATTAATTGTTGTTTTTCCTCTTCGGTAATTCCCAACGATTCTTCACCACTACTATTATTTAACGCACGCTGTATGATAGTAGCCATTTTAATTAATTGTTCGTCGTTTTTTACGCCAATTTCCAAATATTCTTTAATAAGTGGGACAATTAAGGTTGCATCCCCTATATCACTAATAAGAGGTTTTAATTCAGCAATTAATCCTGATATTTGTTTTTCTTTTCTTTTCTGGTTATCGTATATTTCACCTAGTATATCCGAGAATTTTTTCTTCCCAAATACTACACTATCTAATGATCCCATAATATTTATTTTGTTATAAATATAGATATAAAAAAAACTTAAAATTTAGCGTATCCGTTTTCAAGATAAAAAACATAGTTAATTTTAAAAATATCGTATAGTTGGTTAGATATTTTAGTTATTTTGGGGGTTTTTACATCTATTATTTCTCTGATATAGATATAAAGAGCTTTTTTATTGAAAATCTCTAAATTTTCTCTATTTCTAAAAATTTCAAGTATTGCATCTGCTACTTGAGCATCATTCTTTTTAGGAAATAATTCAAATATATTTTTGGTACAATGCTCAATATATAAATCTAAATATTTATCTAGTTCATTTTTAGAATTATCTTCTATAGTATAAAAATGGGAAGTACCTTCTTTGTCTAATTCACCAATTTCCGTTTTATTTACTTTTTTATTATAATTTTTAGTATTGTATAATATAAGCCATCTTTTAACAATAGTTCCAAAATAAGAATATGCTTTAGCTCCTCTGGATGGGTCAAATAGATGAATTTTAGATAAAAGGAATGTAATTATTTCATGTTGTAAATGCTCTAATTCCTCTACTTCAGTATGATAAAATTTAAATGTATGAATTATATTTTGAGTTAATTTGAAAAAAGCATAGTGAATATGTCTCTCATATATTCTGCTTCTTTCTTCAAAATCTTTTGAATTATTATATAATACAATATAATCTTCAGTTTCTTGGGTAAAATAATTCTTACTTTTTTTATTTCGTTTTTTTATCATAAAAATTTAGTTTTTGTACTGAGAGAGGATATTTTGGATTTTTTTAAGTTCGTTGAAAAACCAACCAATTTCGTCATCAGATTTAAAAATTTCTTTCTCGTCTATTTCTTTTATTCTCTTTTCAGAATCTTTAATTATTTCTGAAATTAGGGAAATATATTTTTGTTGGGAGACAATTATATCTTCTGCTTTTTCATTTTTGACTAGAAGGTTGATGGTCGTGTATCCTAAGACCACGACCATTATTCCTAAAATTATTATAGTTTCTATCATATTACAAATCGTCTAACATATTTTTTAAACCTACGCTAGATAAACTACCTAGAGCTTTGGTTTTTACATTAGTTTTAGTTTTATTATTTAATGTAAAACTCTTTTTTGGCTCCTCCAAATTATCTTGTTTTTTCTCTTTAAATTTGGGCAACCATTCTTTTTCAAATTCCACTCTTGCAGCCAATAAGTCTGCTTGGTGTAAGATATATGGTAGACAAGTTCTAGGTTTTTGTTCGGGCATGAAGTTAAGTAAATACTTTTTATTACCCTCATCATACAACCCATCATGTGTCTGAATAGCTACCATCTCATTAAAAGTATACTGGATACCATGAGACTGGAGTAGGAATAATCCTCTATCGGGAACGGAAGAAAAGGGGAGTTGGTTATTAAACATATAATCTTCTCCTAATTTATCTTTTCTCCATTGATCAGTCTGGGGGATGTAAGATTCATAATTCTCATCACCCATTTTGCCGAGGTCATGATTAATAGCGGAAAATACCAACTCTTCTACCGTAAAAGTTGACATATCTGCATTGAATTCATCCCATACTGAATATAACTTAATAGAGGCTTGTACTACTCTATTAACATGCTCTATATACCCTCCAGGAAATGCATTATGGTATTCTTTTTTATGAGCGGCAGGCATTAAAACCAATCTATCCTCATATTTTTTATAGAATTCCAATAATTTTTCTTTTCTAGGAGAAGAAATATATAGATCAATATTCTTCAAAAATTCATTCCAATTACCTTGGATTTGCTCAGCTGTTAGTTTCATAACCATTTATATTAATTTAAAATCTATTTACTTCATTGGGTGACATAGGTTCTGCCTCTATCATACTTTTTAAATCTTCAATAACATTTAATCCTTTTTCTATGTTTTG